TGACCAGTCAGCCCCGTCACCTCTAGCAACATCTGCTACTATTATATAATTTTTTGTATAATCTGGATAATCCCATAACCAATAACCATTATCAAATCCTCTTTTTTCAATTGGGTCTTCGCAAATTGAATCGTATTTTTGTAATATTAATCCGTCGACAACAGTATGCCCTGATGATATAAAATCGCAATCGCATTCTTGAGCAGCTCCTCTTTCGCCTAACAGTTTAGTTTGTTCATCTCTCCAAGTTTGATCACGCTCTGGATGTAGATTCCATTTTAATTTAATTGTTTCAAATCCATTTACGCCATTTTCAGCATCTGCCCATGTTTGATGAAACCAATTACCAATTCCATTTGGAGTTGATAATACAATAGCTCCACCACCAGTAGACAATGTTGCTTGAGACGCTACCCAAATTTCCTCAATGTTTCTAATAAATGCAGCTTCATCAACTATTAATAATGATAGTGCTTCTGAACGAGCGCCTGTTGATGCACTTGATATAGCTTTTATTTCTGAACCATTTGCAAACTTTAATGATAATTTATTGTTAGTAATTATATTTGTTTTTAACCAGCTTGGTAAATTTTCATTCATTATTTGAACTTTACTTACCAAATTTTTTGCTACGTCTTGAGTAGTTGCAATGACTAATACATTAAAATCTTCATTAAATAACATTGACCATAATGCATATCCAGCTGATAATGTTGATATACCTAATTGTCTAGATTTAAGTATTACATTATATCTGTTATTTTGTAATGTAGATAATGATTGTTCTTGAAATGGAAATAAATTAAATTTTATTTTTCCACGTATTGGATGTTGAATATAACAATATTGTTTCATAAAGTATACAGGATCATTTGCACACTTTAAATATTGCTCTTTAATAATTTTTTTTATATCTGTATTATTGCTCACTGAACTACTTCAACAATCATTTTTCCTGTCATTACTGCAGTTACTATTCCAGATGCAAACCATATAATTTTATGATCATACCATTTTGGTTTTAGATATTTTTCACGTTGAATATATAATTGAATATTATTATCTAATAATTCTATTTTTTTATTTGTATATAACATTTCAATTGAATCTAATTTTATAACTGTTTCTAAGTCAAATATTACTGTTTCTTGTTGAGAAATAATTTCGTTATTAATTGAATCTAAATAATATAATGAATCCAATGTTTCTGAAATATCCAAAATTTCTTCGCTTGTAAAACATGTATCAGCTAATTGTCCAAAAAATACAATAGGCCATATAAATAATATAATAAAAAATTTTTTCATTTCCTAGTTCTTCTTCTAATATTTGCAGCTGCAGATTTTACTGCTTCTTTTTTTGATTTAACTACTTTTTTAGTTACTGGTTGTTTTTTTGCTTTTTTTGATTGTTCAATTTTCTTTTTAGTTGTTGTAACTTTCTTTTTAGTTTCTGCTTTTTGTTTTTTTACTTCTTCTAATTGACCATCTAATTTATTTATATTTTTATTATTATCATCAATTTTCTTTTTAGCTTCTGCAGCTTTTTTGTTATTTGATTTTTTACCAAGTAAAAATACTAATCCAAATATTCCAACAATTAGTCCTGTTATTAATTTCCAATATTTTTTAATCATGTTTTCCTTTATTTATATTTTTTAAAAATTCTTTTTTAAATTTTGTAAATTCTTTTTCAACTTTTTCTTTAAACTCATCTGGAGTCATTTGAGCTTCCCATGTTTCTAATACACCATCAGCATTAGTTACATACTGTTGGGATTCAGTATATGCTTGTTTTAAAGCTTTAACATCTTGTTCGGCTTGTTTTAACCAAGCTAATTTATTTTCACGAATTTTATTTTGTTCATACTCTTCATATTTGCCTTCTAATTTCAACTTATCTTCCATTGTTATAACACAATCAAAACACATTCCATGTATTTTTCTCATTTTATTATCCAATCGACCAGGATTTATACATGTACATTTTTCTTTTGGACAATTAGGATATGAGTTTAAATATTTACGAACATCTGAAGCTATGGAATTTTTAGGTTTTTTTACTCGAAATCCATTTTGTTGTTCTATAGTATATATAGTACCATTTATTTCTTCTTCCCATATTTCTCCTATTTCACGATGTTTATTTTTTTCAGCTTTTTGTTTAGCGTCAGAAAATCCGTGAGTTTTTTTAGTTTGAAATTTATGGGTACCATCAAGCATTTGCTTGACAGCTTTTATATTTTGTAACTTTTTTGACATAATAAAATTTTAATTTAGTTGAGCAACTGCTCTATCAATTGCTCGCTTGAGTAACATTAATTTTCCTGTTTTTCTTTTTTTATCATCATCTGCAGTTATTTTATTTATTACAGACATAATTGTTTTCATTTGTTGAACAATATTTGGTTTTTGTTCTAACGCTTTTACAAAATTATTAATTCTTGCATCTCCAGGCATTCCATCTCCATCAGGATCATCTTCTTTTTCAGCTGGTGCAGGTGTTTCTGGTTCTGCAGGTGCTTCTGGCTCTTCTGGCTCTGCAGGTGTTTCTGGTTCTGCAGGCGCTTCTGGCTCTTGTGTAGTTTCTGGCTCTGGTGCAGCTGGTGGCTCTGGTACAGCTTCAGGTTCTGCAGTTGCTTCTGGCTCTGGAGTTTCTTTTTCTTTATCTTGTTGTTCAGATAAAAATTGTAAAACTTTTCTTCTAACAACTTCTCTAACTAATTTTTCTTTTTGTTCTTTAGTTAGTTTTTTAATTTGTGATGTATATCCTCCATCTTTTTTAGACATAGTTTCGATAAATTCTTTAGCATCAGCTTCAATATTTTTTTGAAATGCTTTTTTTGCATGATCTCTCATTTTAGGATCGCCATCTTGCATAGATTTAATAGGATATACTCTATCAGAATCTTTTAAATCAACAACCATTTTAGGACCATCTCCTTTTGTTTCATGATTTGCAACATGTTTATAAATTTTTCCGTCTTTATTTGGAAACTTATCATCTTTTCTTGGGCCAGGTAATACTTCGCCATGGGCATCCCATTGGCAATCATTTGTTCCTTCGCCTGTATAATCTTTTAGATCTTTTCTAGCTTTATGCTTTTCATTTTTTGGTTGTTTATGTTTACTCATGTTAACGTCCTGTTATATTATTTTATATAAATATTATCTAATATACTTTAATGTTCCTAGTATCTGATTTATAGGTGCAAATGCACCGGTTAATTTAAATGTATTACCGCCGTATGTGAATACAATTCCTTCTATAGGGACTATTTTTTCAAATCCTCCTAATCGCTTTATACGATCTAATTGTGTTTTTAACATCTCCATTTTAGATATATCTCCAGTAGATCTTAAATCTCTAATAACTTGTGCTATGTCTTTTCTAATATCTTGTACTGCTTTAGCAGGATTTGCTGCTAAAAAATTAGAAGCATTTTTCATTATTTCTGCTCCTAGTTTTAAAAATATTGATTCAAATGGTTCTACATTTTGTTTTTGATATTTTTTAAAATCTTTTTTATCAAATACTCGAAGCCATTGTACAAATTCTTCGTTATCTATCATTTTAGCTAATTGATCAATTCTAGGAGTTTTAATATTAAATGACCATCTATTCATTAATGTATCTAACATTTCGTCAGATATATCATAATCAAAACTTTTTGATTTTTCACGTATAACGTCTTTCCACCATGCTTTATGATATTCTGCAATTGGATCTTTATCACTTAATTTATATCTATCACGTAATTGATCTAATTCTTTAAATAATGCATCTTGATAATCTTGAAAATCTTCAACTGCACCAATTTTTATCTTTTGCGGAGGTATTAAATTAAATGTATTTTGTAGATCAGCATTTGCATCAGTGATTGCTTTTTGTACCGTATTTCCACCAGACATATCAGTTTGTACAACATTACCATTTTCATCATATTCAACTAAATTATGAAATTGAAGAAATGCTGCATCATATGCAATAACGTTAGCTGTTGCTGGATAAATAATTTCCATATTAGCAAAAACTTTACCATTTTGGAATATACTATTTAATTTATCTGTTCCTACTTTTGAAAATGCTGCAGCTAAATCTGTGCCAGCTTCTCCAAATGAATCAGACAAAGAACCTCTTCCTGCAAACTTTGCTTGAAGTTCTTTAACTGTTAATGGATTTATACGTTCTCCTTTATTTCTAGCAAATTTTACTTGGCCGTCTTTAACTGTCATAAAAATATTCTGTCCATCGGTTTTTTCAGTAACAGCATCTTCTATATCTAATCTACCTTGCAATCCCCTCGCAATCATTTCTTTCATATCTGCAAATGATAATGATTGTGATTGATCTTTATCAAATGGATGTGCCATATGTCCAGCTAATCCGCCTTCATTTATATATGGAGTACCAAATACTGTTTTTGGATATGTGTCAAAGTCATATGTAAATCCACGATCATTTTTTTTATCTAAAAACTTACGTAAATTTTTAATTTTTTTAGAATGTGCGTCTGACCCTTTTGGTGTCATATAACCACCATCTTCAAATAACTCATTAGCATCTTTAGTTAATTCTTGCAAGAACCATTCTTTCATACCCATCACATCTCCATATGTAGGAGCTCCGCCAAGCATTTGCCAAATATTTTTTATAATGGATTCATCATACCCTGGATAACTTGCTGCAAATTTACTATATGCATCTGCGTTTAATGCTGCTCTTACTGTAGATGCAGATATTGCATTACCGTCATCATATTTCAAAGGATCTGCAGAAACTGTTAATTCAATTGCATCAATGCCTATAGGTATTTTTCTTCCGTTACGATCTCCAATTGTTTTATATTTATCTATGTTTGGTAGAAAAGATTTTACACGAACATAATCGTCGTCTTTTTCAGATGCAGCTAATGCATATTGACCTTGAGTGTCTTCCGGTAATGCAAATAAATATTCATATGCAGCCATAATGGGCGAATTAAAATCTGTTGGCTGTATTTCAATGTTATTATTTCTATTTAACAAATTAAACATTTTAATACTTGTATCTCTTGTTATACCATCACGCTCTTTTGGACCTATTAACATGATAACTTTATTGACACTAGGATTTTGAGCGTATCTTTGAGCAAGAGCCATATGTGCTCCTGTTATTGGCTTGAAGCCTCCTGGAAATAGTACTGTTACGTTATTCATTTTATATAAATATTACTTAGTTAATTAATCGTCTATAGATTTAAAATTGACATCTATCATATCATAATTTACCCAAATTTCACCATTTTCTTCAAATAATACTTCGTGTAGTCCTAATTTTTGTAAATTACTTTCCACATGATGTAACATTAGATACAGACGAATTATATGTAAATGATGCATTTAGAGTTACAAATTTATAAGTACCGTTAGCTATTTCAGATGTTCCTGCACTAGTTGTGTATATATTGTCGTTAACAGCCGGTAAAGATGCACTTCCATCATGATATCTTGTAACTTGAGTAGCATTTCCTTCTTCTCCAGTCATTGCTGTACAAGCACCGTTATGATTTCCAAAACCACCTCCTGTAGCTGTAGACACAAGCATTGTAAATGATGTTAATCCAGCCGGAGTTGCTTGAGATTGAGTAGATCCTTGTTTTTCACCTAATGCATTTATAGCATACGCTGTTATATAATATGTCGTATTACCACTTAAACTAGTTTTTGCTAATGTATATGCTCCTGTAGTTCCTGCTACTGCAGTTTTTGTGTTTGATGCATAATTTGAATTTGTTCCAAAATAAAATCCTCGTTGTGTTATTCCTCCAACAATATTTCCAGTTGCAGAAACGTTTCCATTACATGTCATACTAGTTGAGGTTACAGAAGAAGCAGCGTTTGTTGCAACTGTAGGATAATCTTGATTAGCCATATCATTTAATTCAAAATTTCCTGTTGCATCTGAATTAACATATAATTTATATATAGTTTCTAAATCTATATTATCCGCCGATAAACTTCCGGAGGCTGCAATTTGTATCATTGATATGTCATTAGCACCTAATGGCATTATTTAATTTTCTTTTTTAATTCATCAATTTGTTGTTGTTGATCTTTAACTGCTTCTACAAGTACTGCAATAATTTTTTCATAGTCAATAGTTTTATATGTTTCATTTGAATCTATACCATCGATTAATGGCATTTTTTTATCTTTAACTATTTCTGGTA